GTGGTCAGGAAGTCGGTCAGTTCATCGAAGGGGCCAACGACAATTGCCCAGAGGTTGTCGTCCTTGGCGAAGAAGCGCACGTACAGGCCAGCGGACGCAGCTTGCGCGGCGAACTCGATGGCGTCCATTGAGGTCAGAGAGTCAACGTCGATCTCTGCCTGGCTGTTCACTCCGAAGAGTGGCTGTACTGTTGGCATGAGCCCATTTTAACACACGTGTCCCGATAAATACACTACAACTTAGGAACAGCATGGGAAACGTCGTTCGTATCGGAGACTCTGTAACTTGTGGAGACCACTCAGCGGTCGGGTCTGCTAATGTCTTCGCCAACGGTATGCCGATCACTCACAAGGGAAAGCCCAACACAACAGGTCACGGCTGCTTTCCGCCGACCGTCTTCATCGGTCCTTGGACGTCCACTGTGTTCGTAAACAATCAACCTGTGGCGTTGAACGGCAAGACCAAGATTTCACGTCACTGCTGCCACAAGCACTGTCACGATGGAGTGGCAAGCTCAGGCGCAGCAACTGTTTCATTCGAGGCCTGATGCCAAGTGGATTGATGCCAACGTACTCCTACGTTCCAGCCGTAGGAGGCGACCCCCATATCAAGCAACACAACTCCCGCCGCGCCCGTCTTTGGGCTGGTGGCACGTACTTCCGTGCCCGTGACGTCGGAGCTCCTGGCAACAACATCTCGATTGAGGTCTTTGAGTGGACACCAGATGGTGGGGAGCTCACAGGCAAGTGTGTCGTCACGAACCACAATACGAAGTTTGAGGAGAACGTCACGGGGCCGGTGTCTGTTCTTTCTCTAGACCAGCAGCTGACGTGGCATGACGAGTACATCATTGACTACGTTGACGGCAACTGGCGCGTCACGAATTATAGCATTAGTGGCAAGATAGCGCCCGAAATCGTCTCAGTGCAGCCGTTTACGTGGACCAAGCTTTTCTACGTTCCGAGCAAGCTAGGGCTTCAACTCACCCCGGACACTGCGGTTATCAACCCAACCGACACCGTTTCGATTCAAGCTCGCACCCGTACGTACGATTTGGTGGCAAAAACAGTGACGCCCACGACAAGTGACGGTCAGCCGGATCCCGGAGGAACGCCTCAGACGGGATGGGACATCGACGACCTTCGAACGAAGATCAACGCTGACAATCCGTGGATCGAAATGATGGGTAGACGAGCCTACTCTGCGCCAGGCTCGACCGGTGTAGGAGCGACTGACGTCACCCAGATCCCCAACGCAGACGTTCAGGATGATGGATCGGATGCCGAGTTCCTGACTCCGTTTGGTGACACCTACCTCACAGGTGGTGACGGCCTTCCTAGCACTCCCGTGCAGGAACGGACGGGCCCAATTCGCTCACTCGTGTTCGTGAACTACGGTGAGGCGTACGACGGCTCGCTGATCAATGTCAACACCGTCTACGAATGGGTAGGGAGCAACTCAGTCCAAGGGGACTGGAAGCCTTACTGAATGTTCGCTGAGCCTGGGTTGTACTCGAACTTCATGACGTGCGTAGCAACGCCAGTGTTCGCGTAGTCCAGAACGAACTGATGCGATAGCATCTTGGTGTAGCCTTCGATTTGGCTCAGAACACCGTCAGATCCATCCAAGAAATCGATCGAGAAGCGCGTGCTTCCTGCGCTCTTTCGAGCACCGATCTTGGTGATCTGATGCAGGAACTTCTCTGCATTGATCGCCGGCTGCTCAGCGTAGAGCGTAAAGGAGCAGTTGATGAGGTCAAGCTCAATCTTAGTCGCCTGCGCGGTGATAAGCTCTGCACCTGGAAACATGATGCGCCAACGGTAGGCCATCAGCGGGTGAAGGATGCCAGAGCCGGAGCCAGGAACGCCAAAGTCTGCTAGAGATGCCATTATTCAAACCAATCTTGGTAGGTGCCAGGGAAGTTCGCCGGCTGGTAGAGCCAGTGAGTGCCATCTGCGTTCTCCAACTTGATGCTGATCTTCAACAGCTCAAGGCTGCCGACCAGGATTGGTGAGATGGCTGTGATGAAGTGTGGATCCGCAGGGAACAGCACGAGGGTACCGCGCTGTGGGATCAGGGAGAAGTCGTAGCCAGGAAACTCGAGCTTGCCACCGTAGACCTCAAAGCGTGGGTCAAGTGGAACACCGTTGCCGTAGTCCTTGAGCCAGATGTACCCAACGAGGTGAACGTCCTTGCTCTGGATCCACTTCTTTCGGAAGTAGGTGAAGGCCTCGCAGCCGTGCGGTTCAGCTGCGTCCTTGGGATTCTCAAAGTACTGTCGGAAGATTGGTGTCTTGTCACCCATCTCCTTGGCGAGCCCCTTGTACCGACCTTGAATGTCAGCGAGGTGCTCGTACAGGCCATCCTGCACAGTGGCAAGGATCTCAATGTCAGTGAAGCGCTCATTCTTGATGGGCTTTTCCTTGTCATCGAGAGATGGAACGGCGATGCCGTACTCTTTGATCACGTGCTCGCAGAATGCAGGGGACAGGAAGTCCTCGACTACATGGAACGGGCTATGGCTTTTTGTCATTATGCGTATGTTTCTTTAGGGACTTCTTTTCGATTGACCAAACCCGCGAACCCGCGGTCCAGCGATCACAGATCCTCCAAACTGGACCATCTTTCCAGTCTTTGTCCAACCAACGGTCACCTGTTTCACCGTCAAGTGGAATCTTAGGACCTGTGCTGATCTTCACTTGTAGAGGTCTGCGAGGTCGTCACCCACCAGGATCTTGGCCTTGCCGTCTTCTGACTTCGCGATAGCGATCTCGTGAGACTGACCTGGCTTGCCTTCGATCTTCAGGTCAATGCGCTGAACGAGCTTCGAGGCGTCAGTGGGGTAGAATGAGAAGATGCTCTCATTCAGTTGATACGTGGTCTTGGAACCTGTCTTGAGCTCTTGAACGAGCAGCGTAGAGGTTGGAGACTTGACGCGCTCGGCAAGGATGCGCTCACCGTCAACGGTCGTCGCGAGGTTCAGAGCTTCGAAGTTGAAGTCGTCACCGCCACCCGCATCCGAGCCGCTGTCGTCAGTAGACGTGTCATCGTCCTTACTGCCCTTGTCATCGTCCTTTGGAGCAGGAGTGTCATCGTCACCCTTGTCCTTCTTGCCGCCCTTGTCATCATCGTCACCGCTGTCGTCATCGTCGGAACCTGGGTTCACTTGACCGATGGTGTAGGCAGCGCCGAAGCCGTAGGCAGACGGGCTCATGAGTCCGAGGAGAATGTGGAGAAGCGCTTTGCCGTCAGGGGATTCGACGTCAACGTCGTTGCCTGCGTTCTTGAGGAGCTTGACTGCGTCGTCAACGTCTGCGTCAGATGGGGCGATGATAATGATCTTGGCCATGGGATTCCTTACTTGAGACCGGAGAGGGCCTTGAGGCGTTCGAGATTGTAGCGTGGCTTGCCAGTCTCAACGGTTGGTTCCGGTGTCTCATCTTCTTGAGATTCGACCGTTTGGGAGGTGGCTCCAGTCGCGTCGGCAAGTAGCTTCGACTTGGAAACGGAGATGCGCTTCACGACCTTGAAGGTCTTGCTGTCACCTTGTCCGTAGCAGCTGACAGTGAAGACGATGTCGAACATTGCCAGGTCATCTGAGCCACCGTAAGAGGTGTTGCTGATTTCCGCCATGACCGAGGTCGAGACGGCTGGGTCTGGTGCAACTTCGACGGCTGCGTCAGAGGTGGCACCAGTGGTGTCAAGGGCGATGGCTGGCAGAGCAACGACGTCGCCGTAGTCCTCATCAGTGGTCTGTGTTGTCATTTCTTCTCCGAGAGATTATGCAACACTATTTATCGCTTTGGACCAGAAGGAATCGACTCGTTTTCCAAGCTCTTCGTAGTGGTCCAGGAGGTTGACGTTGAATTCTTGAGGGAAACCAAGGTCAGAGACCATGAGGATAACGCCGTGCTGGATGTCCGTCCCGAACATCTCGTTGTGGGCAATGGCGTAGAAGGCAAGCTGCAGGTTGTAGTCCTCGATGTCCTTCTTGCCCTTGACACGGGAAGCGGTCTTGAAGTCGACAATCACAGATCGACCCTTGTACTTGCCGATCAGGTCACAGCGGCCAGCGACCTCAATTGTCGTGGAGTAGAGAGCGACCTCCTGGCCCCAGACTTCCTCGATCTTGTCGAGCTTCAGGCGAAGAGCATTGAAGGCAGCAACGTCGAGGTGAGGCACTGGCTTTCCATTGATAGGAGCCAGAACTTCCTCACCCTTGAGATAACGCTCTGCCAAAAGGTGGACGTTTGTGCCATGGTCGGTAGCTTTCTTGGAGACCTCATCGGCCTTGGCAGCACCAAGGGACGTGCGCCAGTTCTGCAGCGAGGCAACCTTTTCAGGAGGGGCGGTGGTGCCTAGGATCGTGGTTATCGAAGGATAGGCACCAGTTGGCGTAACGTACCACCTCTGATTGTTGTATGTCTCTGTGCTGAGATCTGGGTATGGGAACTTCATCTGTGTTTTTCTTCTGAACCTATCGTCCCTGGTTCATGCGCTTCAAGCGCTTGCTGATTGACATTCGACGAGTGCGCTTTGACTTCAGCACGCGGACGACCTTGTGGCGCTTTGCTGCACGACTCAGCTTCATGCGAGTTGCAGCAGGCGGCTTTGGCTTGTAGGCTGTCTTGAGATTCGTGACAACTCGGCCCTTGCGGTAGCCAGAGGTGACGCGGAAACCCTTGACGATCTTCTTGCCGGATCGCTTGTAGGCAACGTGAACGCCTTCTTCCACCTTGTTGTCAATTGTATCATCCGCTGGATCGTCAGGCGCGTCTTGAGCAGGATCGTTGTCGTCCTCACCGTCTTCTGCATCTTGGCGTTCCTGTTCATCCTGTTCGATGCCAAGGTCCTTGAGTGTGCCAAGGTCGAGCACGACACCAGACGGGTAGACTGGGTCACCGACACGGGTTAGGATAATGGAGTCAGAGGTAGGTTCAACGCCAACGATCTTGCCAGCTTG